TTTCAGAGTGAGGCTGTAGGGCCTCACGGAGCGCTCCAAGTGCTCCGGATCGATCGGCTCAGAAGAGCCAATCAACCTGAAACACTTCGCCAGTGCTGCGTCTCCCGAAATGGGGTCAGCAACACGCGGAGGAACAACGACCAGACAACGCTTTTCGAGGCGTTGAAGATCTTCATTCCACCGCAAGGGAGGCAACCACTCGCTGGGGTGGTGCCAACCAATGGCGGGCTCGTCGGGCGAAACTTGTGGGAGTCTACCCACAATTCTCTCCACAGCCTTCCTGATGGCGGTGGCAGTCGAGAAGTAACCAGCCTGAAAAAGCTGGTTACAAGTCGACACAGCCGACAAGATCCCGGAAACGTCCGCGCGATCTGTCGGAAGGTCACGACGAATGTACACAGGTGTGACATTCGCTTTGTCGTAACAATCCGAACCGCATGACTCTCTGAACTTACCAGTCCAGAAAGACTTGCGGCGGTTGACTTTGAAGCCAAAGGCTTCGAGGTCATCGCAAATCGCAGGCGCCTCGTCTGACGGGAAGATTAAATCATCCCCGTAGACGTAGACGTCACGTCCAAAAGCATGGACGGAACGCCTTGACGGACGAACGCCGGCTCTGCAAATCCGGGAAGCAACGATGCTCGTAAAGAACACCAGTGCTTCAATCGGAAAGCAGAGTGCGGACCCCATGGACGCGAACTTCTCCAGGCGAATATTTTCGCCATTGGGGAGGTGCGCAACACGGCTACGAGCTGCAAAGACCCAATCCCTAAACTTAGGAACTGAGTCGAGCAGCGCATGGACGTGTACCTTGGAGACTCGATCGCTGGCTTCAGACATGTCCACAGTGGCAAAATCGCCACTAGAAGACGCGTCAAGAGCCAATGCTTGGTTAACAGTTTGGTCACGAAAATTCACGTGACCAGCCGTCAACGGACAGGTTTCAATCTGTCGCTCAAGCAGTTTCGCAAGAGCCTGTTGTGCGTATTGCATGCACACAGGTTCAACAGCGATAACACGAGGAGTCTTCAATGTCTTGGGAACGAAAACAACCCTCACGGGTTCTTCGTCCTCGGGGTCGACGAACTGAGGCATCGGATCACCGATGTCGACAAACTCACCATCTTCATTCTGATAGAGAGGTCGGCCATCAAGGCTCATCGCCCTGGTGGCTTGCGCTCTACCAAATTGGAGATAGGAGAAGCCGACACTCTCAAGACGAGAGTGCCAACGACGGAAGGACCATTTCTGATTACCAGAAATGTGTTCTTGCGTCGCTCCAGGACCATGTTTGGGCTTGAGGTGATCGATGAAGATCTCCTCATGAAGCTTCGGCATGGAAGTCAGGAGGACTTCCGCCACGGCCTCAAAGACACCAATAAAAGTGTCTCCGCCCAAGTGTTCCCGGACGTCGTCTTCGCATTGGCAATAGCTCTCGATTGCATCCTCTTGCCGCTCTTGCGAGCAAGGTCTGAGGACTTTCTTTCCGAACAGGCAAATTTGCCTGACGAATCGAATGCAATCAACCGAGGGCTCTGCCAAAAGGCAGCCGTCAGAGTCAAACACATTGCGCAGGAGTCCCTGAAGAAATTCAGGAATTCCGGACTTGGTTTTCCCAAAGGAATTCCAAGCACCAGGAGCAACCCGACCGATGTCCAGGCTTCTTTCGAAGTCTGAGCAAAAGGTAGGAAGAGTGATAGTAATAAAACTATCACCCTCGTGTTTGACACGGTCCCGCAACGTAACAACGTCGCGAGACAGGGGGGCGCCGCTCTTCCTCGCACAATCAAGTACGAGGAGTTCGAGGAGCTCTACAAGGCTTTTCACCGTGCCTCCATTGAAATGGGGGTTGCGGTCCAGGATGTGCACCGATCTCGGGACATCCGAAGCCAGTGTAGCTCCAACTTGCGTTGGACGACCTGAAACAATCAGGTCTCACCGTTTGCCATCTTCAAGATGTTGGAAGACGTCAACCACGCGACCAGGGCATTGCCCAGGGCTTGTGCGTCGGCGGCGGTCAACACCTGAGGCGGGAAATCCAAAGTGAACGTAGCCGTCATGGATGCAGCGACAGAGGTCGCTGTATTCAGAGGGTTAGTCACGATGGAATCCCGTCGAAGACGGGCAACAGCACGATTACGGGCTTTGAACTGATGACTGATGGTGAAGTCGAAAACGACTCCACCAGAATCATCAAGCCTGTATTCGGACTGTGTCTCATTCCTACCAATGGCAGGAAGGGACTTTGCGACGGTGGCATAGGTCACTGACTGGGGATCGGCGAACATTTCGCTACTCCTCTACAGTTTTGGTAAGCGGCCAATGAGTTTAGACTCACCGCCGTTTGCTCTTGGAAGTACCAAGAGCAGCGAGAATGCTAAGTTGATAAGCCGAAAGGCTCGGAAACTTAGCATTCAGGCCAAATGGTGAACCAGTCCCATCCCGCACCTTTGTCTCGTTAGAATAACGAGTGGTGCAGTCAACCTGAAGATCGGGCCAATACCAGGCACCGAAAGACCTCAGGTCGACACCTACCTGCACAGATGTAGACTTCAACACCGTTGTGGTGGTGACGTGCTTCATCGTGTAATGGTAGTTCTGGATGAGATTGTCGACTGCATTCACAGAAAGGTTGGAGATAACATCTCCAACATTAGTGAACCAGTCAATGAGCCATGACCAAGGTAGAACTTCCCAGAGAAGTTCAGGGGTAGGGATGCCCCCAAACAACGCAAGGCGAGCTCTACGGTCCCACTGGGACGAAGAAATGTCTGGGATATAGTAGCGATAATTCGCACTATACCACACACGTGTCTTCGTCGTAGTCTGACCCGACCACGTTGAGCTGCCGGAATTACTGGTGAGATAAAACGCACCAGGAATCCAGCGCCATGCTCCAGGATACGAATCCGTGGAGAATGTCGTGGACGTGTCTTCCTCCAATGTCGCCCTGCGATTGATCGACTTGCCGTTTTCACGGACAAGCTGAGCCATTCGCTTGTCAACGTCTTGCCAAAGATTATACATCTTTCGCACGTCGGTGACAAAGGGCTTCCATCCAAAGACGACATTCAGATATTCAGAGCCAAGGCTCCGAAAATCCTTCAGTCGACTAAGGAGGCGTCCTGGAATCTCTTGGAAAGGATAGATAGAGACGCTTGGAAAGCGTCCCTTCTTTTTCCTTTTCCCGAGAGCACCCCCAAAAGGGATGCGCGGAAGATCGCGCAGTTCAACTAAGAACTGTCCGAGATCCGCTACCGGGTTGCCTGGTCGAGTCCTTTTGTAACCAGTAGCTCCATACTGATAAGTATCAGTAGCGAGGTCCTGGTACGAAGGATGCGACCATGGAACAGGTATGGCAACTGGTGCGTTGTACGCACCTTGACCAGAGACAGTTCCATAATGGAACGGTCCGAAGTCAAACGAGCCATACGAGGCATTCGTGACTCCATCTCCTTGGTGAAGTAAAGTTTGCTTCACCACGCAGAAGGGGCCACCCCCACTCCAGGATCCGTTACGGAGCCTGTAGTGGGATTCGGAGGCAAGAAGACTAGAACGCCTGAAACTCTGCGCAATGAAAGACGGACTCGACACCTGCCCAACCGGGAAGGTACCGAAATCCAGAAATTCAGTGCGTGGAATTCCAGACATCAGTGTAGCCTCCA